GAGGTGGCGCTGTACTGACGAATGGGAGTGGGCAATGAGCGAGTCCACCACTCGTCCAAGGACGAAGGAGAGAGCGAGGTGAGCTTCGACTGCGGTCATACGTGCCCCGCGTCGTGGATTCATCCTTGCGTTCGCACGGCTGGCCACAGGGGGCCGCATGAAGACTGGACCGATAGGACGTGGACCGACCGCGATCTAGAACGTGCCGAGGAACGCAAGACGAAGGAGGCTGGCAAATGGAGCTCAAAATGAAACCGCACCACAAGCGACTGAGCGACTGGGAGGCGTATGACCGCATGGTGGTTCCTCGCTACAAAACGAGCGGCCTATCTGGCGACGAGTGGCGCCAGCACGTCGAGGTGACGTTCTACTTCAAGGGGATCGAGGTGCGTTCGTTCGGGTGCCGCGACATGCAGATAGCCTTGGCGCTCGCGGGCGGCAGGATCATCGAGTGGAGCGACGAAGGCATCGACGACAAGATCCTGGCGGCCGAGGATGCCGGGATCTGCGACCAGCCGAGCTGCGCGAAGCCGTCGGTGGGTCGCTTGCTCATCAAAGAGGCGTTCAGCGACCGTGGCGACAAACTACACCCGGACGATTACCAGCATCGCAACGCCTATCGGCAGTTCTGCAAGACCCACATTCGTCGCGGCGACTGCTCGCGAGAGGACTGCGACGACAACTATGAGCCGATGGACGGTATATCGGCCGACTCGTCTACCAACGTCGAGGAAAGCCCGTCGGCATTCGGCGGCGTCATAGACGCGGATGTTTTACTCGGAAAGCTCTGACCTGGCCCCATGACCCTCCTCCAAGCCTACGAGCGAGTCCCCTGGGAGGCGAAGGTGAGTCGATGAGCGAGAAGCCCAAGCCCATCCCCGACCCCCTCTGTGCCGCAGAACGAAAGCACCCAGGGTCCTGTGGGGCTTGCTGGGCGTGTCGCAGGAAGGCCGAGGGGCCGATGTACTGGCTGAACGGGCCGCCCTACCCAAGCTCCAAGAAACGCAGTAGGAGGAAGCCATGAAGTTCAGCGAGGGTCCGTGGACGGTGACCAAGGTCCAGAAGGCTGACATCACGCCGTCTGGTATTCGGTACTACGATGAAAAGGTGTCTGTGGTCGCAGACGCGCGTGGCTACGTCATCGCGGAGCACTCGAACCACGACGACGCCGCTCTGATCGCAAGCGCGCCAGAAATGCTCGCCGTGCTGCGGGAGGCCATGGCTCGGTCTACATGCACCATTTGCCACGATGACCTAACGCACAAGCCAAATTGCGCGCTTGCGGCGCTAATGGAGCGCCTGAAGTGAAGCCCGTCATGATCATCGTGTTCGCCCTGCTCCTGGGCATCTGCTGGGGCCTGGCGCAATGAACGTCTGGGAACAGACGAAGTTCTGGGCCGATACCCGCGGCGTGAGCGGCGATTTCTACTGTGAGGACATCTGGCGCGACGTGAACGCTGTCGACGGCCGAGGCAACCACATGCGAACCTACCGCATTGTCACCGTCTGGGATGACGGCTCGTTCGACACCGAGCATGAGATCAACGGCGTCAAAGGCCAGGTCATGCGCCACCACTGGAACATCAACAATCCGGCCGACTACGAGTGCGCCGCGAAGTGGGAGAGAGTTGGCTACTCAGAGGGGCGCCTACCGCCGTACCTGAAGGCTGGCGTATGAGTTCGCGTCAAGTCAAGGGGCCATGGCCATTCGACGTGAACCGCGAGCCCGTGACCAACTACTCAAACATCGTGGAGCACGTCCCGCTGACCCCTGCGACGCTCAAAGACGCACTGGAGAAGGAGTGGGCGTCCGCCTTCACACGCCCTGCGCCTCCAGTGCCGATGCACCCCGATGACTACGCATGGCTCAAGGAGCACGGCTATCTCGCGCCCTACCCAACCAAGGGGAAGCGGGACAGGAAGCCCTAGACACACCGAGGGCTCTTACTCCGAAGAGTATCGAACTACTGCAACCTGTGTTCGGGGACCGTAAGCCTTCCGCTCTGAAGCAAGCCCGGTCGCAGCACCCCGCCCCTCGGTTGGCGCCTCGCTGCCCGTGGCCCACAGCTCTACGGCTGGGTCGCGTACTAGCCTCTTGTCGTCCCCTGCATGTGCGTATGACGTTGTAATACGGACGGCCTATGGAACGCTAGGCTTCTTCTTGCGCTTGTAGGCGTCTCGGCGTCGCCACTTGGTCTTACGCTTGCGCTTCCTCCCCGGCCTGTCCCCCAGCTTGCGCGGGTCGCCAGGAAAGCCCATCACGAGGTAGTGGTTAGGCCAGACGTCAAGACTGACCTCAACCCCGCACACCTCGGGAGGCGAGCCGAGCTCGAGCAGCCGCGCCCTCACGGCCCTCTCGTCAGCCCTGGCGACGACCAGTGTCACAGGGCATCCGCGCTGCCTTGAGGCGAGCATCGCGCGAGCAACGGACCTCATCGCGTGCGACGGGGCGACGGGAAGACGTTTGGGGCGAAATGCCACACCTCGACGCGAGCGACCGTGACGCGATAGGTTGGGGTCCTCTCCGATGGCCGACGAGACGAGAACCCGCTCTAGTCTCGCTAGGTTGGGCAGGCCCTTGGCGGCAGGAGAGACACGAGACCTGAGTGAGTGAGAAGCTGGCCCACACAATCCAAGGGCTCGAAAAACGTTTTCCCACGCTAATGTAGGGCCTCCCCGCACGGGTTTAGTTGACCCTGGGTGCTAGTGACCAGTGTGTATGGTGGGTGTCTATGATCCTGCGTCCGAGACACCCGGGGTAGGCGTGACCCTGTGGGCGGGGGTGGGGGGAAAAGAGGGGGTGGGCAGAAGATTGGATGATACTGGCCCCGTAAACTTTACCCATCCCCGTTAGGTCAATGCCACTCACCGCTTGCCCTTCTTCTGCGGCGGGTTGGACCGTTGCCCAGCAATCCGCCGACGCCGAGGCGCTGAAGTGTTGATGGCTTCTGGCGTAGGAGGGCCGACCTCCGCGGCCTTGCTGCACTCCGCCAGGAACGCCGTGGCCTTCTGGAAGTGACGGCCGGTGACTCCGACGGGAGTGACGGCCTCAAAGCGGTAACCGACCTCGGTGGGCCCGGCTCCCTCGGTCTCGACGATGAGGTCGGTGATGATGCGGGTGGCCGAGCCGTCGGTGTATCGGTCTCCAACTTTCATGGGGTCTCCCTTTGCTTGGTGCCGAGTCCTTCGCGGATCACACTGGCGAACCCTTCCTGCGTGTACTGGCCTTTCGAGTTGAGTTCCTGGAGCCGCTCCAAAGCCTGACGGTGGTTGTCTAGCACCTCCATCAGCTTGCAGGTGTCGCACTCGTTCGGCTGACAGGTGCGCCCCGAGCTGTGCTTGGCCCGTAGGCCGAGGATGAAGGTCGCCGTACTCATTTGCTGAAACTAGCACTTGTCAATGCCATATGTATAGGGCAACGTACGTCAACAGACACTACTTGTCATGTAGTGGCACTGAACCGATGCGTAGCCCCAAGTACCAGTTCGTTGGCGACCCGGTGGCCTTGGCGAAGGTCACGGAGCGGTTTTGGGCGCGCGTCCAGAAGCCCGACGGCGGGGATGGTTGCTGGACATGGTCCGGTGCAACGGAGAGTGGCTACGGCGTCGTCGGCCTTCCGCCTCCGAGCGAACGCGGCCTAAAGGTCAAGGCACACGTCTTTTCCTTCTGGCTGCACCACGGGCGTTGGCCCCGTGAGGGGCTGATGGTCTTGCATCGTTGCAACAACAAGGAATGCTCGCGACCCAGCCATTTGTACGAGGGCAACGCTCGCGATAATGCCCGCGACTGGCAGGCGGCCAGAAACGGCGAACTCCAGTTGCCGGCGTGCTGATGAAGCGCCAGCAGGCCCACATGAACAAGCGGCGAGCTCGTGGGCTCTGCGAGTACGGGGGCTGCGAGGCTGAGACCGGGGACAAGCGGCGTTGTCCGGCTCATGCGGCGGCACACGCGGAGAGGGCGCGGCTATCGAGGAAGCGGCCGGGGACGATTCTGCGGTGCCAGTGCGGGGTGACCGCCGAGGACGGGGCGCCTTGTAGCTACTTCAAGAGCGGGCGGCATGTGCTCGTGGAATGGACGGCCTCCTGATGCCGAGCAAGAAGGGCATCACGCAGGCGAAGCGCGAGGAGCGCGAGGCCGTCATGCGGAAGCAGGAGACGGAGATCCGAGAGTGCCTGACTCGGGTCGCGATGAAGTGCGCCGAGACGCTGGAAGACCTTTATCGGCCCGTCGGAGACCCCAAGCGACACCCCGACGCGGACAAGACGTGGGCGGAGTGCTCGATGCAGACCCGGGCAGCGATTCATCTCGCCAAGGTCACGGAGCAGAACCCAGAGAAGGACATCCCCGCTGTTTGCGGCCTCATCATCGTCAGCGCCCGAGTCAAGAGCATCAAGGAGTGGGAGCAGAAGGCTCTAGCCGTCGAGGCTGAACAGCGTCGGAAGGCGCGAGAGGCCGCAAAGCTCTCGGCAATCGACGCCGAGGCTACGCCGGTCGAGCCTCGGGAGGCGGTCGGTTGAACAAGTACGCCGACCCCAACGAGCAGGCCGTGCCTGACGAGCAAGACCCAGATCTCATCATCAGGCCGGGCTCTGCAACCAAGCCGTTCGTCATCCCATGGTGTGCCTCGTGTAAGGACACGGTCGATCACTTCACCATCGACGCCATCACGTCGCCGTTTCGGATGGGCATCCAGGCCACTTGCCACGGCGCCACTGAGGGGATTTGGGTCAGCGTCGACGATCTGTTTGCGCGCAAGCGTGAAGGCAAGCCCGTCGTCATGTTCAAGCGGGCCGCTTTCAACCGGGTGCGCGCGTGAGTGCTGGACTCGGCTCCGAGCCGCAGACGCGAGGACTTCGCTCGCTCGACGGCAAGGAAGTCATTTGGGAGCCGCACCCTCGGCAAGAGATTGCTCTCACCTGTCCCGTTGACGAGCTGCTTTACGGCGGGGCGAAGGGCGGTGGCAAGTCGGACTTCATCATCATGGCGCCCTACGAGCAGATTGCTCTAGCGGACACGAAGTTTCGGCAGACGGGACGGCGTCAGCGCGGACGGGCGGTTCTCTTTCGCAAGAACCTCAAGCGCCTCGACGACCTGATCATGCGGTCGAAGGAACTGTTCCCGCAGATAGACCCCCGCATGGGGATGAAGGGGTGGAACGCCGAAAAGAAGCGGTGGACCTTCACGTCGGGCTACGTCTTCGACTTCGACCACCTCGACGGCCCCGACGACCACGAGGCGTATCACGGGCAGGAAATCACGGCGCTCCTGTTCGATCAGGTCGAGGAAATAGCCTCCGAGGTCTATCAGTACCTCGTAGCCAACGTCCGCAGTAAAGACGACGACATGAGGCAGCTCCTCATGGTTCGTTCGACGGCGAACCCGGGTGGGAAGCACGCCAAGTGGGTCAAGGACTACTTCGTTTCGCCCTGCCGCGAGGGCAACAAGATCATCACGCTCACTCAGAAGCTTCCGAGCGGGCGCGAGCGCACGACCACGCGCTGTTTCGTGCCGGCTAAGCTCGAGGACAACCCGAACCTGTACAGCGACCCGCAGTACGAGGCGGCACTGGAGAAGCTGCCCGAGCACATGCGGCGCATGTACCGGGACGGTGATTGGGACGTCGTCATCGGCTCGTTCTTCGCGGCCAAGTTCGACCTTCGCGTCCACGTCATCCCGGCCTTCCCGCTCCCGCCGTCGTGGGAGGTCCGTTACGGGCTCGATTGGGGCTCCTCGGCGCCCGCCGCGTGCGAGTTCGGGACGCGAGACAACGACGGAAACCTCTACTTCATCGACGAGATTTACGGCCCCGGAGACACGGGGCGAGCGTTCGCAGAGCGCTTCTTCAAGAAGCTCGCGAATCAGAAGTGGAGCCCGGCGAAGACGTGGACCAACAACGAGATGTACGGTCTCGTCGACAATCAGGCGTTCTACAAGACGGGTGCCGAGGGTCCGACGGCTGGCGAGTCGATGTGCTCGGCTGGGATGCGGCTGTTCCCAGCGAACAAGAACCGCAAGGCAGGCATCGAGCAGTGGCTTGAACGCCTGACACTAGACGCTTTCAAACAGCCGAAGGTCTACATCTTCGAGGGACGTTGCCCGCGCCTAGTCGCCGCGCTCCAGGCCATTGGAGCCAACGACAAGGACCCGGACGACTACGACCCGAAAGACCCGGAGCATTCGCACCCGGTCGATGCAGGCCGGTACTTGCTCGTGGACTGGCCCGTCGGGACGTCTCCTGAGAACAAGAACGTCGACGCTGACGTAGAGCGGTGGATTCGCATCTCGGAAGAGAAGAACGCGCGAACCGGGTCAGAAACCTCAACCGGATACGGTGATTGATGGAGACCGACGAGACTGAGACGGGCGCTGAGAAGGCCAGTGAAGGCGAGTTCGTCTCGCTCAGCGGCAAGAAGCCTCCTGTGCAGAACGATGGGCCGTCCGATGCGGTCAACCTCGCGGCGCTCTTGGCTCCGATGGAGGACGCGAAGAAGGGAAAGCCGCTCCTCGACGTCATGGCGGAGACGTGCCTAAGCGACTACGAGGCCGACGTCAGAAGCCGCCGCGACCGGATGAAGAAGATCGACGAGTTCGAGAAGCTGTTTGCCTCGATCACGAAGGTCAAGAACTTCCCATTCCAGAACGCCGCCACGGTCAACCTTCCGTTTGAGTCGTACGTCGTGCTCCAAACGCACGCGCGCCTCTATGACATGGTTGTCCCGGCGTCTGGGAAAATCATGCTCTCGTCGCCGACGAACCTGGAAGACGTCGAGCGCGCGTCTCTGACCGAGAAGTTCGGAAACGCCTACCTGCGGTATCGCATGACCGATTGGGCAACCGGGATGGACGTGACGCTCTTGCAGATGTGCAAGGCGGGCTCGGCCTTCCGTCGAACCTACTGGAACAGCAACGAGGAGAAGGTCCGCAGCGACTCCATCCCGATGGCTGATTTCGTCGTCGCCTACTGGACCAAGTGTGACGATCCAAGCCTCCGCGGAGTGCCGCGGTACACGCTCGTCGACAGGCCAACCATCTTCGACCTGGAGGACGAGGCGGCTACCGGCTACTACATCAACGTCGACAAGATCAAGGTCGGAGATGGTGACGCGCGCGCGTCTGACGACTCGCTCCGAGAAACGGTGCGCAAGGAAGACGGAGTCCATCCCGCCGAGGAGTCCAGCGACGACGACAAGGAGCGAATGGTGCTCCACCAGTACCGTCGCTGGCGGATGCCCAAGAAGCCGGGCGTTCACCCGTCGTTCGACGGGCGAGCCCACTACGTCATCATCACGATCGACGCGAAATCGCGAAAGGTGCTCCGCGTCGTCGTTCGCGAGGAGGACGACCCCGTAGACGCCGCTCGATTCGAGAAGCAAAGCGCCGCGTTCGAGCAGCATACGCAAGATCTTGTGGACCACACCAAAGCCCTCGCGTCCCACGCCGATGCGGTGGCCATCGGCGAGAAGCTGGGCAAAGTGCCGCCTCCGCCTCCGGTCGCGCCGATTCCGCCTCCTGGCCTTGAGGTCGACGACGACGGTCAGCCGCTCGCGCCCAAGCCTCCCCGCCAGCGCGAGCTCACGTTCTTCACGCACTACAAGTGCTTCCCCGGCGAGGGCTTCTATGGCCTCGGGTTCGGGGACTTCATCGCGCCACTGAACAAGGCCGCGAATACGATCCTGAACCAGCACATCGACGGCGTGACGCTAAAGAACGCCCGCCCCGGCTTCATCTCGCGGCAACTCCGAGGCGCAAGAGGGTCGGTCAACGTTCAGCCCGGTCAGTTCGAGGAAGTCGACGCCCCGCTCGGCGTGCTCAAGGACGGCATCGTGTGGCTGGACCCGCCGCAGTCGGACCCGTCCACGATGCCGCTCATCGAGCTTCTGCAAGAGATGGTCGAGAAGTTCGGCGGCTCCGACATTCTGTCGGGCGAAATGCCGAAGTCGAACAACACTGCAACCGGCATGACCATTCTCAACGAGCAGGCGATGGCACCGATTACGGTCCTCGCGCGCCGGACGAAAGAGGCCGAAAAGCACGAGCTAGACAAAATCTGGCGGTGCTGGGGTACGTTCCTGCCCGACAAGGAAATCGTCGACATCATCGACGAGAACGGCGTTTCGCAGTCGATCACAATCGGCCGCGAGATGTTCCGGCCCGACGCCCACGTCATGCCCGTGAGCGATACGCGCATGAAGTCGCAGAAGGTGCAGGAGACGTCGAACCTGTACGCGATGGGCTCGCAGAATCCCATCATCGCAAGCAACCCGGCCGCAATGCAGATGCTCACCGAGGACATGTTGCGCGCGATGGACGCCAACAAGGTGATTCCGCTCATCCAGCCTCAGCCGCCGCAGCCTCCCGAGCCCCGTCCGCACTGGCAGGAGGATGCCGACTATCTGCGCGGCAAGGACTCGCCGGTCAACCCGGCCGACGACGACACGGCCCACATCAAGGGACATATCGAGTTCAAGAATACGGAGGCGGGCAAGGCGATGGACCCGACGCAGGCGAAGATGCACGACGCGCACATCCGCTCTCACATGGCCCAGCGTCTCGATAAGGCTGGCGCGGATCTTCAGAACATGATGGCGATGGGCGGCGCGCCCATGCCTCCGGGTGACGGCGGCCCCGAGGGCTCGCCAGCTCCTGCGGTGGCGGCATGATCGCCTCTGCCGAGGAAATCTCAGCGTGGCTCTCGAACACGGTAACGACCGCGCTCGGGGATGAGCTGCGCAAGCGCCTCGATGACTACCGGCGCTCGCTCGCCGGCTACGTCATCAAGGGCGACGAGGAGAAGTCCCGCGCACTCGCAGGGGCAATCAAAGCCTACGAGGAGTTCCTGGCGGAGTTCTTCGTGGTGCCCGACGCGGAAGCGCCGCCAGAGCCCGACAACTACCGCGACCCGGCGTCGCTCGAGGAGGACAACGATGGTGCTCAGTAAGGGACAGTTGCCGGCGAGCCCCCGCGGACATCGCATCCTATGCGAACCGTCTCCGGTCAAGACCGAGACGGAGTCTGGCCTCGTCATTCCTGGCATCGCTCAGGCGCGACCCAACACTGGACGCATCATTGCCGCTGGCCTCAACGCCCTGGACGCCATGTACGACCACGGCGACCAGATTGGAGATGAGGTTTGGTGGGGCAAGTTCGCGGGTGTCATCGAGGAGTGGGACCGCATCGTTGAAGAGGGCGAAGGCCACGCGACGTGCGAGCACGATTGGGCTCGCCGGCCGTCCACGGGCCTCAATCACGGTGCGTGGGAGTGCGAGAAGTGCAAGAGCAAGCGCCTCGCATCCCCACTCTGCGTTCTCAATCACGACGACATTCTGTGCAACGTGAGCCTTCGTCGTCGGCTGGAATCGGGAAACATCGCGCAGGCGCGCGGCAAGACGTCGAGTGGTTCGACGCAGCACTTCATGGATAGAAAGGACACGTAATGGAGAAGCAGGAGCGCAAGGCTGAGAGTGTGCTCGATTCCACCATCCTTGTTGACGGTCCCGACGACGAGCCCGAGGAGACAACCGAAGACCCGGCCGAACAAGACGCCAAGCCACAGGGCGAGGAGCGCCGCGTTCCGCTGTCTCGGCGCGCGAAGGCCCGCGAGCGTGATGAGGCCATCGCGGCGAAGCTCGATGCGCTGACGCAGGCGCAAGAGAAGCGCGACGCAGAGTACCGCGAGTACCTGGAGGGAATCCGCCGCGAGAACGCAGAACTGCGCGGCCAGGTCACGGCGTACGCGAACAGGCCCGCGCCGCGCGAGGAGCGCGCCGAGGCATTGCCCGACCCAGAGGCGCTGGAGCGCGAGGCCGATGCGGCCCTCGATCGCCGAGACTACCCGGCGTGGCGTCGAAAGAACGCCGAGGCCACCGAGGCGCGGCTACTCCAGAAGTACCCGCACCTTCGCCAGCAGCCTCAGGTGCAGAGTGCGACGCCTCAGGCGAACCCGCTGCTCATGGCCACTGCGGCGCAGTTCGGCGACGTCATGGGCAACCCGGCCGCGTTCGAGATTGCCCAGGCTCACGATCGCATTCTTGCGCGCCAGGGCATCCCGGAAGGTCCCGAGCGTTGGACCCGCGCATTCACCGAAGGGCGCAAGTTCATCAACCCCAACGGCAAGCCGAACGCGCCGACGTTCTCGCCCCGCAACCGCGAAGTCCTCTCGGCCTCTCCCACGTCAAGCAACGGCGAGGGCCGGGGCGGGGGAGAGCCTGGGATCGTGCTGACGGCCGAGGAGCGGGCGACGGCCAAGAAGTACAAGATCAGCGAGCAGGACTACGCCAAGGAGCTGGCCATCATCAATCCGTCCCGCGTCGTCAAATAGTGTTTGACAACGTAATACAGACGTTGTCCACTTAGTCCGTACGGACGTATTCCCCTTCGGCGGAAGCCGATGCGGTGGTCCTGGACCCAAGACTCCCCGTTCCTCGCCCGAGGGAATGCGGTGAAGCAGGGCAGGAAATCGCTGCATGGCTTCCGTCGAAGTCCCGACCGTCCCGAAGCGAAAAGACCCGACCGTCCCGAAGCGAAAAGACCCGGCCGCGCTGGAGCCGTACGCCAAGAGTCAGTCGACTCGCGCGGAGAACCAGGACCCTCGTTTTCAGTACGAGTGGTTTCGCATCGACCAGTTGGAGGAGAAGCTTCGGCGCCACGAGATCGGCGACCAGACGACGGGCTACCTCATGGTCGAGCCGTGGGAGCACGTCACGGACGATCAGGGCATCGTCACAGGGCGCGGCCCCGCCGCTGACGGCAAGCCGCTCGACACGCGCATTCGCAAGGGCGACCTGTGGCTCCTTCGCACGCCGAAGGAAAACCACGCGAAGTATGCGCGCATCGAGCAGATCCGCGACGGCCTGATCACCGACCGCCTCGTCAAAGGCGAGCGCCACACGGTCGGCAAGAACTCTCGCATTCAGACGCGCGTCGTCGGCGGCCATGACGGCCTCGACGCCGACGTCAACAACATGGCCTTCGGAGGGGTTGGCTAATGGCGAACGTACGCAAGCTCGGGTTCACTCCGACGCGCCTCTCGGGCGGCGGAAACATCTCGTTCCGCAAGGGGCGGGTTCTCACCAACAACACGCTCGCCATCAACTTCGGCGACGGCATCAAGGCTGCGGCCACTGGTGACTACGTCGCGTGTGCAGCCGGCACCGACGAGGCGATTCTTCTCGCCTCCGTTGCTCAGGGCGTCGTCTACACGCGCGCCGACGGTACGCGCATCGAGGCGAAGGGACTTCCGGCCGCAACGACCTACACGTCGTCGAGCATCTGGCCTGAGAACGGCTCGTACGTCTACATGGTCGACAACGCGACGATGGTTGAGTTCGAGGCCAACGTCACGACGGCGGCTATCGCCCTGACGGATCTGAACCTCAACTACGCGATGGTCCTCACGACGTCGACCACGCTGTTCAGCAAGCACGAACTGACCACGACGGGTCGTGCGGTCACGGCGACCATCCCCTGGCGCGTTCGCGAGTTCGTCCAGCGCGCGGACAACGATATCAGTCTCGTCGACTGCAAGGTGCTCGCGATGATCAACGCCGGTCAGACGGAGCCCGCCGTTTCGGCGAGCCTCGGTACGTAAGGAGCCGCCCAGATGGAGAATACAGCTTCACTCTACGGACTGATCGAGCCGGTCACCCGCAAGTACTTCGGCCTGGAGATGAAGGCCAAGCCGGCTCAGTTCTCGCAGATCTTCGACGTCAACGACGTGGACGATCCGATCCACGACTTCGTGGAGGTCGGCGGCCCCGGCCAGCTCTCGTTCAAGGCGGAGAACGCTCCGGTCACGACGGGAGCCATCAAGCAGGGTCCGATCAAGCGCGTTCAGGCGGCGACCTTCGCGGGCGGGATGCAGCTCTCCCGCGAGGTCATCAAGGACGCCCGGTACAAGGCGGTCAAGTCGGCGTCCAGCTCCATCGGACGAGCGACTCGCCTGACGCCCGAGTACCTGGCGGCTCAGTTCCTGGACCGCTCGTTCGACTCGAACTTCCCGGTCACCCCGGACGGCGTCGAGCTCTGCTCGTCATCGCATCTCCTGCCGGACGGCGTGACCACGGCGTCGAACATCATCACGGCGGCTGCGCTGTCGGAGTCCTCGCTCGAGGACGTTCTCACGGCGCTCCGCACGGTGCCGGGCCCCGACGGGATGCTTTCGCCCGAGACGGCCAAGCAGCTCATCGTTCCGTCGGCGCTTCACAACCTCGCCGAGAAGCTGCGTCGCACGAAGAAGACGCTGGGCAGCAACTACAACGATGAGTCGGTCGTTGCGGGCCTGGAGAACATGACGTTCGACTATCTGACGAACCAGACCCGTTGGTTCGTTCAGACGGACAACACCAACGGCATCTTCTGGGACTACCGGGAACGCCCCGAGTTCATCCGCGACAACATTTCGCAGCAGCTCGCGGCGTACTTCGTCGCCTTCTTCCGCGCGATGTGGGGCTGCGAGGACTGGCGCGGCATCTTCGGCTCGAACGCGACGTAAGGAGCAACCATGGGTTTCCCCTTTCCCGCAGTCAACCAGTACCCGACGCTCCGATCTCAGGATTGGGGCGGCGGGGCGATCGTGTGGGTCGGCAACGCCTCTGGCCTGCCTGCCGGCGACGGGTCGCGTCCGTCCTATCCGCTCTCGTCGGTCTTCGGCTCGTCGGGCGCCATCGCGAAGCTGGCGGCGGCGAGCAAGTCGAAGTACGGCCTTTCGACGGGAGGCACGATCATCACGCTCCCCGGCCACGTCGAGAGCATCACGGCGTCGACGAGCCTGACGACGCTCGGCACGTCGGCGCTGCTCGGGACGAACGTCATCGGCCTGGGCAACGGCAACCAGCGCCCGCTATTCAACTGGACGGCGGCGGCCTCGGCTCTCCTGATGAACCAGGCGGGGACGTGGTTCAAGAACGTTCGGTTCAACTTCCAGGCGACGGCGGCCACGGTGGTTACGGCAGCGCTCACGACCTCGGCGGCTGACTGCGGCTTCGAGTTCTGCGAGATGACGACCTCGACGAGCGCCACGCAGCTCACGACCACGGCCATCACGGTGGCCTCTGGTTCGACGCGGCTGACGTTCCTGGACTGCAACATCAACGGCGCGACGGCGGCTACCAACCCGACGGACATCATCACGACGACGGCGGCGGTGGACCAGTTCACGATGAAGCGCACCAAGATCGTCGCGGGTGTCAACGCGACTACGAGCGGCGTCGTGAACCTGGCGAACGCGCCGACGGACGTCGAGATCGACTCGTGTCTGTTCAACAACCGCAAGGCTTCGAGCACCAAGTGCTTCGTTGCCTCGGCGAACACGACCGGCGTCATGAACAACTGCCGAGGCATCATCCAGACCACGGGCGCCGCGGCGGCCTTCGGGACGCTCGGCAATCTCGTCCTGGAAGAGTGCTACGCCGGGACGCTCGGTACGGCTGGCATCCTCATCGGCACGCCTTCGACGTAAGGCCACCAACAAGAAGGGTCACCGAACGACATGGCGAGCCCGAACATCTTTCCGAACGGGCTCGCCAGGTCGGGGACCAACTTCGACGGCGGGGCCGATCTCGTCGACTTCACTGGATGCTACTTCTCGGGTGGCATTCAGTGGCTCGACACGGTCAACGGGAACAACTCCAACTCGGGGTCGTTTCCGAATCTGCCGGTTCAGACGCTCGCTCAGGCGGTCACCAACGTCAGCGCGGGCGGTCTCATCGTCATCGCCAAGAACTCGACGTTCTCCCTGGGCTCGTCGCAGTCCTTCGCCAAGGCGTTTCTCACGGTCCTCGGCATGGGCACGGGCAACACCCGGCCCCGGTTTACTTGCACGGGCGCCGGCATCAACATGCTCGATGCCACGGCGGCGGCAACGCGCTTTTACAACCTGTACTTCGCGGCCAGTACGGCGGCGGTCACCTCGCGCATCCGCTTCACGGCGGCCGAGGGAGCCGTCCGTAACTGCTACTTCGAGTGCGGGGCCAGTGACACGGTCGCTGGGAATGGCGTGCTGTTCGGTGCCTCCTCCAACTCGGTGCGCATCCGCGACACCTACTTCGTGTCGACGGCGAGCCGTCCCGCCGCGGCGGTCAGCATCCCCGTCGCGGTCACTGACCCGACGTTTGAGAACGTGACGTTCGACGGCGGCGCTTACGGATGGTCTGCGGGTTACGCCCTCAGTGTCTCGACGGCGGCCCCGACGCGCATCTGGGCTGAGAACATGCGGTTTCTCGGCGACTCGTCGTGTGGCGACGCCATCACGGGGACCACCTACCAGACTTTCGGACTCTCGACGGAGGGCGGAAGCCTTGCGCTGTTTACGGCGTAACCCATGGCCTACGAGTGGAAAGTCGACTTCGAGGACGGGCAGACCCGGGCGGTGTGCAGCAAGTGCGGTGTGCCCTATCGCTTCCCGGCTGAAATCGTCCGACTGAACGACGGCTATTACTACTGCAAGAGACGGTGTCTCGAGCAGACGGTCATCACCCGCGACCGCATCCAGGCTCAGAGCCGCAAGCGCCGAGAGCAGCCGCCCCCGAAGTTCATCCAGGCGCCCAGCTACGCCGACGACTACGAGGCGGCCGAGGCGGCGCAGTTCGAGACCATCGCGACGACTGCGGCGAGCTCGACGGATGCGGCTGTGCTCGGGTGGTCGGCCAACTACTTCGCCGACCTGGCAATCCAAAACCTGCGCAACCCGCGCTGGGTCGCGCGCGCTAAGTCTCTCCTCGCGACGTGCTGCACGCGCCTGCTGACGCTCCAGTACGGCGCGCCAACGGGGCCGTCACCATCGCTCACCGTGGACCGCATCCGTTACGGCGGCCTCGGGGACGGGACGACGCTCTACACCTCGACGACGGCCATCGCGGGGGTGGCGCTGACCAAGGGCTATTCGGTGCTCGGGACGTCGGTCTATCTCGACGGCGCTTCCCGATGCGCTCACTTCCTGAGGCACATGCAGTGCCAGGACATGGACAACAACGCGCAATACACGACATGGGGCGGAGCTCGCTACCACGTCGGTGGGTTCGCGGCTGGTGTCACGGCCTCAGGTACGATCACTTGGACCACCGTCTACAACCTGTTTGACGGCATCGGCGCGTGGTTTCTCGGCGTACTGAGGACTTTGCAGGGTGGAAGTACACAGTACGGTTCATCTACTACCGGCGTGGACTTCGCCTCGTCCACGGTGGCGACGCTCGACACCATGATCTCGGAGTGCGTGGCATTCCTGACCACGGGTGCATACGACACGTCCACGAACACGCTTCGCACCGGGCTCTCGACGTCCTACCCGCACAGCTTCTACATGCCCCAGGCGAACGGATCGACCAATCCGGGTACGTGGGGCTATCAGGTCGCGAGCGGTAGCCCTTCGGTCTGCATCTACGGGCGAGACTTCGCCGGGCCGCTGTTCGCTCTGAACTATCTCGGGCAGGCCACGGACACAGTCAACGCGATCTTCGATTGGCTCATGACGTTCACGGCCAACCCGTCGAACGCCGCGCCGGCAGAAGACCCGATCTTGCTCATCGGGAACACGCTCGGATCCTACGACCCAAAGCGCGCTATCGCCGATAAGCTCGACGTCATCGCCGACGACGACACGGTGTTGACCCGCGAGCACGTCGGAGCCGTCTACGACTGGCAGGCCACGGCACTGCTGGCGCCCATCGCGAGCGTTCGCCTGCCGACATATTTCACGGCATCGAAGAACGACTTTTCCACGCCGCAGCCGTCTTCGCGGAATGTGCCGCCTCTCTATCGCTACATCGCGGAATCAGGACGGAGCGGGCTTTCGCTCCAGTGGGTGTCGCCGTGAACGTGCTTCCGAACATCACGGGGCACACGGTCGCAAACTGGACGTTTCAAAACACGCTTGCGGACTCGTCTGGCAACGGGCTCACGCTCGTCACGCTCGACGACGTGAATTTTCCGAACCAACCCGGAGGCGTCGAGCAGTACACGACACTTGCTGGCTCGTTTCGCGGCTTCCTGTTCAACGGTTCCACCCGCATGTGGGCGCCATCGACGTCAACGCTTCGCTTTACTGGCGATTTCACGATGCAATGGATCGGCAAGCAGGTCAGCACGACTCAGCAGTCGTGGATTTGCTGCGCCAACGCCGCAGCGGGTCGCTCGGGCGGCTTTGGCCCAGACCGCATCGGGAGCATGTACACGATCTACTACTCGTCCTTCAACGCCCCGGCGATTGCCACGCAGGGCATCGGCTCCAACACGCCCACGGCGACCTATGGCGTCTGGACCTCTGTTACGTCGACGACATGGGGTGTTAACGGCATTCACCAGTACACGTTTCGTCGACTGAACGGCTTGGATGACTACTTCGTCGACGGCGTGAAGCTTCCGGGTGGGTCCATCGTTGACCCGCCCGCTGGCGGCACCCCCAGCACGGACGACACCACGGCGCGGTTCTTCCTCGGTGGCACCGAGGGCGACACCTTCGGCACCGTTCCGAACGGCACCGTCATCGGCGCACTGCGCGTTCTGGACTATGGGCGCTCTGACGGTGGAGTGGCGAGAGACGCGGCGTACATGCTCGGCCCCGTCGCGACGGCGAGTCCGAACGTCATCGCTTCGCTGTACCGCTACAGCCCGCAAGCCTACGGCGACCGCTACCGCAACCCGGGGGACTCATGAGCACGGCCACGACAGACACCTTTCAGTCGACGTGCGATCAGATCATCGCCGACGCGCTGACCAACCTTGGCGCCCTCGGTCCCGGCAAGACGCCGACGGGCAATCAGCGCAGTCACGCCCAGCGCGCGCTCAACCGGCTCGTGAAGTCCATCGACGCGAGCGGGGACTTTCTCTGGCGCACGGCGCGGAGAACCATCGCCATCACGGCGGGCACGGCGAGCTACGGGCCTTCGGTGCTCGGCACGGATGTGCTGGGGCTTGAGGATCCGTGCAACTTCGTCCTGACCGGGGCGACGAACCGCACGATCGTGTCGATGATGAGCAACGAGGACTTCCGAAGCCTCGCCGACAGAACGACGACGGGAACGCCCAGTCAGTACCTCGTCGAAAGGACTCTAGCGGGCCTGACGCTGACGCTCTGGCCCGTGCCGAATGCGGCAGGCTCGCTAGAGGTTATGGCCGCGCTCCGAGCGAAGGACATGACCGCTGGTACGCAAACGCCGGACTATGGTTCCAAGTGGGACCAGTGCCTCGTGTTGGGCCTGACGGGACTGCTCGCTCCGAGCTACGGCCAGGCGTCACAGGTGAAGCTGTGGACGCCGCAGTTCGAGGCGGAGCGGGACCGCCTGCTCAACGACGACAACGAGAAAGGCCCGATGACCCTCGTACCTTGGGGAATGTACGGCTCTTACAGCGGAGTGGACTAGATGGCGACCTACTTGATCTGTCACGACCTCCTTGCGGGCTTCTCGCAGGCCCCGACGGGAACGGCGTGGTTCTACGCCCCTGGAACGACCACGCCCATCACCATCGCTGGCGACGACACGGGCACGTCCATCACGAACCCCGTCACGCTGGACAGCAACGGGGCGGCGACGGTGTACCTGTCGCAGCTCGCCCGCATGATCGTGCAGGACGTGGACGGCGTGACCATCGTCGACACGACCATCAACGAGGACAGCGTCGCGACGACGGCGAACACCTCGACGGCCTTCACGGGTGCGACCCAGGAGGATGTCAACGACGCTGCGCTGACGGCGTTCGGTGGGCAGAACTTCCAGTACAAGCCGGTTGCAGGCACGTCCTATGTAGGTATGACGCCTCAGGCATGGATGAATGCCATGGGGCGCAACGTCTTGGCTTACGGGACGGTCGGAGCCACGGCGGTGAACGATGGCGTCACGCCGGCTGACTCGGCGATTGCGGCAGCCATCGCAGCGGCTCAGGCCGCTGGGTCGGCGACCGTTCTACTTCCGGCCGGTACGTACCTTTGCAATTCACCCATCGCCGTTACGGGTACTGGCGTCACGATCATGGGCGCAGGGCGCGGCGCGACGACGATCAAGTTCAACACGACCACCGGAAACGGCTTGGTGTTCACGTCGGCGAACGGCTCGGTCATTCGCGACCTTCGGATCACGACGCCGGTAGCCTCCAGCGGCACCGCTGTTACTGCTGTCACCGTGAGCGGCTTCCAGCTCATCAACGTCAAGATCGACGGATGGGACAAGTGTTTCAACTCGAACACCAACTGCGAAGACGTCCTCATCGCGAACAACTGCAACTTCCGCGCGACCAACGCAGTGGCATCGGCACGAGTCATCATCGCAACTGACCTCAGCGGCCTGACGATCGTCGGAGGAATTTTCAGCGGCGCGAGCACCGGCTATACGATGGAGTTCCTGGCATCGACGAACAGCGTCTTTGTTACGAGTGCATCGGTGGGCGACGCTACGACGGCAATCCGATTCGACGCCGCGCTATCCGGTTCCTACTTCAAGTTCGTCGGCAACTCGACGTCGAGCACGAATCTGTTTTCGTTCGGCGCCGCGACGATGCCGGGGAAGTTCTACCAGGCAGGCAACGGCTTTGACGGCTACACCGGGGGCCTTCTCACGGGGGCGACGTTCACTCCCGATCTGTCCAAGGGCTACGACATCACGATCGACGCGACGACAACGGGAAGCGCATACACGGTCGCGGTCCCCGCCGTCGCTCCCGCGTCAGGAACGCGCGGTTTCTTCTGGAAGTTGACGTTCTACTGTCACGCGGGCGGAGCGATCACGGGCTGGGGCGTGGCGGCCGGCTATCATCTGAGTGCAGGCCCGTCGACCACGGACACGCACCGTACTACCTATTGGCTCTGGTACGACCCAGATGCGGGCGTTCACCGCGAAATGGGGCGGGCGGATACGACGTGAGCCTACGGAGGGCACTCAAGCTGAACCTGCGGCGGCAGGCTCAGACCGCAGATCCACGAGCCCGACTCGGGAATCATCCCGAGGTCGCTGCGGGTTCAGCTTGAG